CAAGGTATGTACTGGGTTGAGGACATTGTGCGTGTGCAGAAGACTCCTCATGATCTTGAAAGCATTATACGAAGTACAGCAGAAGCAGATGGACACATGGTAGCTGTAAGGATGGAGCGTGAACCTGGTTCGTCTGGCGAGATAACAATCGATCATTACATGCGCAATGTCCTTAATGGATATGACTTCTTAGGGGTTACGTCGTCCGGGTCAAAAGTTGAGCGTGCCAGAACAGCATCTGCAGCCTCTCAGGCTGGCAAAGTTTTTCTATCACAGCGGTGTAGAAACATGCTACCATTTATGGATGAGGCAGACGTATTTCCATACGGTCATAAAGATGACACGATTGATGGTTTCTCTGGTGCGTTCAACTACTTCAGAGGCGCTGCACTTACTAGGGTGCCATCTGGTGTAGGGAAAACAGGTGGCTCATACTGGAATAAGTTTAGGAGGTAATAAATGGAAAAGAGCAGAACACCTGTTAATCTTAAGCAATTAGGTGTAACAGGGTTGAGGCGGCAAGGGCCCTACATATATGAAGAGTTTTTGCCAGAGTTACGCTGGCCAAAAGCCGGTAAGATCTACCAAGAGATGAGTGACAATGACCCAGTTATTGGCGCAACACTCTACTTGGCTGAGATGCTGATACGTGGTGTTGAATGGAAAGTAGAGCCGGCTACTACTGGATCAGTAGATACTGAGGCGGCTGAGTTCCTTAAAGAATGCATGGATGACATGGAAATGTCATGGGCCAATGTAATATCTGAGATACTATCTGTACTGACGTATGGGTTCAGCTTCCATGAGGTTGTGTACAAGATAAGACGAGGTCCAAAGGAAAAGAATCCTAAGTACAAGAGCAAGTATAGCGATGGTAAGTTTGGATGGCGAAGAATGCCTATAAGAGCTCAGACGTCTCTATACGAATGGACATTTAATGAAGAGGGCGACGTTGTAGCTTTTGTGCAACAATGTGAACCGTTGTTTGAACTTGTGAGCATACCGATGGCCAAGGGCCTGTTATTCCGTACAAGAGTCAGCAAGGACAATCCAGAAGGTAAATCGCTGTTAAGAAATGCTTATAGACCGTGGTTCTTTAAGAAACACTTTGAAGAGATTGAGGGTATAGGTATTGAACGTGACTTAGCTGGTTTCCCAGTTCTGCAAGCACCTGAGAATCTGGACCTGTGGAATGAGGACGATCCTAGAATGGTCGCGTTAAGAGCACAGGCTGAAAAGCTTGTAGCTTCAGTAAGACGTGATAGTGAAGAGGGTATTCTGCTGCCTGCAGGGTGGAACTTAGAACTACTTACTTCAGGTTCATCTAGACAAATTGACATAGGATCTACTATTGAAAGGTATGACAACAGAATAGCTATAACAATGCTATCTGACATTATATTGATCGGTAGCTCAAATTCTGGATCATTTGCACTTGCTGAGTCTAAGCAGTCACTACTTGGAGCTGCCCTACAAGCTCAGCTAGTTAATATTGCAGACGTATTTAATACTAAGGCTGTACCTGATTTGTTTGAAAGCAATGGGTATGACTTAACAGACTATCCCAAAATTGTGCCTGGACAGATACAGACCCCATCATTGAAAGAAGTTGCGCTTATGATGCGTGCTATGGGTCTTGATATCTCTAAGGATATGGAGTTGCAAAACTACATTCGACATATTATGGGTATGCCTGACTTATCACAGAAAGAGTTTGATGAAATCTACAATATACAGACAGAGACCGGTGATGACAACAAAGAGGGTGAAGAGGAACTTGTAGATCCTAATGTTAAAGACCCAAAGAAAGATACAGCTGAAAAAGACTTAGAGCAGAATGACCAGAACTATACTGGTGGAGGTGAGAATTAATGGGTTTCCAAGTTGATAGAACAAGCGTGCATGTTGACAATTCAACATCTGTGTATTTAGATGATGGCACGTCAGTGTACGCATATAGTTCACAGTCAGAAACAGTTGAGGTGTATACACCGATAGACGAGGCGGCGCTTAATTTCTACGTTGCTAAGTCAAATGATGACCAAGGACTTGTAAGTGGTTGGGCAAACGTTGCAAAGAATGCTGATGGTAGCATACCACTTGATTGGCAGGATGATGTAATAGAACCAGAAGAACTTGAAAAAGCTGCAATAAATTTCATGATGGATTATAGATCCAGTGGTGTGCAGCATGAAGGTGATTCAAAAGGTGTTGTTGTGGAATCTATGATGTTCACAAAAGCGAAACAAGAGGCTATTGGTATACCAGAAGGCTGCGTGCCAGAAGGCTGGTTTATAACCGTCAAAGTGCTAGACCCTGAAGTTTTTGCAAAAGTTAAGGACGGTACATTGCGGATGTTCTCTATACAAGGCAGATCAAAACGTATTAAACAATAACTGATATACTTTGTATCCAAATAGCGTATAATATAAATAGAGGGGGTGAGTAAATGTCGTACTTACTTAAAGACTTGGTCCTTGACAGGGTTGACCTGGTGGACGAGGGGGCAAACTCAGAAGCCTCCATTGAACTTTATAAAAGAAAGGAGTATACAATGAATTTTGAAGAAATACTCAGCAAAATGAAACCTGAACACGCTGCAGTTATTAAAGCAGAAATTGCAAAATCAACTGGCGCACAAGTTGACGCCACACAAATAGATACGCTTACTGCTGAGTTAACTAAAGCTAAGGAAGACTTAGCTAATGCTGAAGAAGCGCTAGCAAAAGCTACCGAAGAAAAACCGGCAGACAAAGAAGATGATGAAGAGTGCGAAAAGAAAGGTGGCTTTGACGAAGAGGAAACTCTGAAAAGCATGCCAACTGAAATTCGCGAGTACGTGACAAAAATGCGTCTTCAAAAAGAAACAGCTGAAGCTGAGCTTATTAAAGCCAGAGAAGCTGAAAAGAATTCAGAAGCAATTGCTAAAGCTGCAGAGCTTAAGTCCTTGCCAATCGAAAGCGGTAAGTTAGTAGATGTACTAAAAAGATGCGACAGCGAGATGGTAGATGTTTTAACAGCTATCAACGCAGCTATTGACTCTACAGTGCTTAAAGAAGTTGGTGGTACATCCATCAATAAATCTACAGACGCTTGGGCTAAGATTGAAAAGAAAGCTCAAGAAATTGCTGAACGTGATTCTGTAACAGTTGCTAAAGCTACAAGTGCAGTAATCCGAGAAAACCCAGCCCTATACAAAGAATATTTAGAAGGAGGCGCTAATTAATGAACGCATTTGAAATCCCAGGCTTAAGATTTAGTCTGCCTGCCGGTGGCGCAGTAGCACGACATAGATTTGTAGATGTAGATACATCTGGTAATGGCGTAGCTGCTACAGCCGCTGGTAAAGCAGTTGGAGTGTCTATGAACCAGGTTGCTACAGGACAAGTCTTAGAAGTTGCCGACGGTATTGTTATTGTAGAAGCTTCTGCTGCTATTGCTGCAGGTGCAAAAGTTTGTGCCGCTGCTGATGGCAAAGCCGTAACCGTTGCTGGTGCTGAGGTGTTACTTGGTATCGCACTTACATCTGCCTCAGGTGCTGGCATGCATGTAACTGTAAAATTAGCTTAAACGAAAGGAGATATGAATAATGCCTACTATGCAAACTGCTCATATTGATAGAGCACTAACGAACATTTCTGTAGCGTATATGCAAGACGCTTCAGCATTTATTGCTGATAAAGTATTCCCAATTATTCCTGTAAAACGTCAATCAGATGTTTTCTACATCTATGATAAAGGCGACTTTATGAGAGACGAAGCTCAATTACGTGGAGCGTCAACTGAATCAGCTGGCGGCGACTACGGAGTTGAAGCATCAGATCCATACTACTGCCGTAAGCACGCTTTCCATAAAGATGTAACTCCTGAGGAAAGAGCTAACTACGATGAACCACTTGATGCAGACACTGATGCTACAGATTTTGTAACTCAGAAAATGTTAATCAGACGCGAGATGGACTGGGCAACTAAGTTCTTCAAAGCTGGTGTGTGGGGACGTGAAATTGCAGGTGTTGCTGCTACTCCTGGTGCTAATCAAGCTATTACTTGGGACCTGGCTACATCTGACCCAATTAAAGACATCACTGATGCCGGTGTTGTTATGGCATCTCAAACAGGCTACAAACCAAACACTTTGGTATTATCACCGTTTGCATTCACCGCACTTAAGAATCACTTTGATATCTTAGACAGAATCAAGTACACCCAAAAGGGTATTGTCACTACTGACTTACTTGCAACACTGTTCGAAGTTGAAAGAGTATTCGTTGCATGGTCAGTAGTTAACTCTGCTA